AACTTTGATGGTGAGATCGAACAGCTAGTGACACACATCAAGGAGTCCCGTCCAGAACCTGCGCCTTAACTCGGTAGGAAAGAAAAAGAAGGCAATGCTGAATCAATGGTTCGGTGCCTGAAGGTCGCCGCCCTTTTTTCACCTACCAATAGGCATTTTTAAAAAATGGGCACGGTGTAGGCACAATTTGGGCACAGAGCTTTTTGGAAGGGCAGGCAACAAAAAAGGCAGATCAGTAAGTAACTGATCTGCCTTTCAAAATATTGGTAGCGGGGACGCGATACCACCGTTAGAGGTAAGAATACTCTGATTTTCGCGCTATGCTGAACGCATAGCAGGGTGAATTGAGGGATTGCTATGATCCGCTGCATCATAGCCGCTGGATTGCTCCTACCAAGGATAGCCCTAGCCGACTACGGCAGCGTGACCGTTGACGAAGTGACCAGCGTGCTAGATGGGGATACATTTAGAGCTCAGATAGAAGACTGGCCAGCGATCATAGGCGAGCGCATACCAGTGCGCATTGCAGGCATCCAAAGCCCAGAGCGCCGCTCCCGCTGCGATACCGAAGCCGAGAAAACCAGAGAGCGACAGCTAGCCGCCGACGCCCGTATATATCTAGTCGAGCGCCTGCGGGGTGCTGATACGATAGAACTACGCCAAATAGAGCGCGGTTCGTTTTTCCGCATCATTGCCGAGGTGTGGGTAGACGGCGAGAACGTGGGCCAGGAAATGATAGAGGCAGGGCATGCCTTGCCATATCAAGAAGGGCAGGGTGGGAATGCTTGGTGTGGACTATAAAGCGACGCTATGGAGAAAGGCGCTAGAGCACCGGGGCTGGAAGCGGCTGGACAAGTACAAGCTGCCGAATGACTTGATCGATTTTCACGTCATTCACCGTGGCAAATTGTACTCAGGCCGCTGCATCGGCGCTCATCCTGTCGGGGATTTCACCCAGCCGGGCAGTATCGCCTATGTGATCGGGCGCCGCGATCTCATGACCGAGGGCGTCTGGCGGCTATCGAACGGCGGGCAGATCGGGATGAATGCCCGCGAGCTGCCTTATAGCTGAGCCAGAGACAATATTCAGGCACAAAAAAACCGCTCAAGGCGGCGTTAGCGTGCAAAGACAGCGAGCGTCAATCCCACTCAGTCGACCAGTCCAGCGTAAGCGGATCACTCCCCGCCACTACTGCGTCAACATGCTGAGCCTCCAGCGCGATTAGCCGCGCCCGGCGCTGGCCGATCTTGCGCAGTGCGTCCTCTACGTCAATTACGGGGTGGTTGTTGTGGTATTGGCCCTCGCTGTCTTTCCAGCTCGCGAACACCGTCATACCCGCATCGGCGGCGGCGGTGAGCGCTTCTTGCATCGCTTGGCGGTTTTCGGGGCTGCCGTCGTAGCGGATGCCGTTGACGGTTACCCCTAGCGCTTCTGCTTTTTTGCGCCGGGCTTTTACCTGCGGTTCTGCTTGGGCGCGCTGGTAGTTGACGAGTTTGTCTGCATCGAAAAATGCGGTGTCGTCGCTTTCGGTGGTGCCGTACTGCACGTAAACGGCGGCGTCATGGGCGCTCAGGCCAGCGCCTTTGATAGCGCCAAGGCGTTGCTGCTGCTCAGGCGTGAGCGTTACGGTGTCGATGCGCAAATCAGAGAGGTGCCCGTGCTGGGCAATTAGTTGCTCAAAGTAGCGGCGGTCATCGCTGTAGTGCGTGCGCTCTACGTCGTTATCTAAAAAGCGGATGCGGTAGCTCATAAGGGTCATATCGTCGCGTAGCATGGTGTCCTCACATGGAAGCGTTGGTTGGTGAAATGGATGTAGCGGGTGCGCTGGCAGGCGTGGGCGATGAATCGATCGCACTCTGCGAGCTGCGCATAGCTGTACCAGCTGTTGAGCGACTGCAGCGCCTCGTTGGGCGTTAAGCGAAACGCGTGCAGCAGCCGATCAAACGCGCTTAGGCGTTTAATGATTCGGGATTTTACTTTTGAGGTTAGCGTGATGCGCGCCGGGGTGATGCGATACCCTAGCGCTTCTAGCCCTTGTTGCGGGCGCAGTGGGCGGATAAAGCATTTGCGGTCGGGAAACGTCAGGCGTATTACGTCGCGGCCAAAAGCGCGGATAGCCGCCAGCACGTCGCCCGCATTGGCTTTGCCGTCAACGATCATTATTAGATCGTCGGCATATCGCACATAGTGGCGCACACCTAAGCGGCGCTTTATGTGTTGATCTATTTCATTCATCAGCACATTGGCGAGCAGTTGAGACGTTAAGTTTCCAAGCGGCAAGCCAACATTATTGGGCGAGCTATCAATAATCTTGTCCAATAGCGCGACCGTGTTAGTGCAGTTTATCTTTTTTCTTATAACCCCCTTAACAACATCGTGGTTAATGCTGTAAAAGAACTTTTGAACATCGGCTTTTATAATCCAGGGGTCGGCGTACTGTCTTGAAGCGCGGCGCATATATCGCTGAACTTGCTTTACCGCTTTATGGTTACCCTTGCCCCTTATGCAGGCGTAGCTATCAAATATGAACTTAGGCTCGTAAAAGTCGCGAAGCGTTTCATTGATAGCATGCTGAACAATCTTATCTCGATACCGAGGCGCATATATCACGCGCTCTTTCGGCTCAAAAACCACAAACTCTTCATAATCTTCGGGCGTGTAATGGCCGGATGCTACTTCACGCCTTAGCCTTTCCAGGTTTTCCGTTTCGTTGGCAGCAAAGCGTATCGCGGCGGCTTTAAACTTAGGGCTGGATTTCTGAGTCTTTCGATAAGCGGCGTAAAAATTAGCCTCTGAAACAATGCGCTGAAACATTGTCATCCTTAAAAAAGCGAGGGCGCTAATACGATGAGTAGCGCCCTCTTACGGTTTTCTACCGAATGAACTTAATCACTGGCAGCAGACAAACACCCCCTTGCAGTGTGTTAAACACCAACATCTTCTCTTGCAAGCCGTAACCGGCAAGATGAAATAAACAGCAGGGCGGGCCGCCAACCGATGTTGCTATTCGCGTTCGACGCGGTATTGCGATTGAAGTTCGCCACGTCGTCATTGCCACGGTTAGCGCGATTGGAGGAGTTACGGCGCTTGCCTGGGCCTGCTAGCAGACTTCATAAATCCTACCAGAATTTTCTTAAGCTCGGTAATTTTTAGATCAATCTGGGAAAAGAACCCGGCGCTGATATAGCGCTCGTTCCGGCTGAGTCGAAAAAGCGTTACTAAATTATTCATATAAGCCGCCGCCTCTTGAAGCGCCGTCTTGCGTTTACTGGGCACCATTTTAGCCAACCCTAGCCGCTCAAGAAGATCCACAAAGCACTGCTTGATGTGCGCACATAGCGCAAATTTTTCAGCCTTAGGGTAGTTCTTGAAGGAAGGGTAAACCTGAAAGAACAGCGCCTCTGTCTTGGCGTAGAGAATCAGGCTGTCACGTTCCACTGCAGGCATCCTTACGCTACACGTGCGGGTCAAGCCCGCTCGCTTCGCGGGTTAGTGGTTAGGGATTAGTTCCAAGGCGGGCCGCCAACCGAGGTGGCTATCCGCGAGCGACGCGGGACCGCGAGAGAAGAGCGCCACGCCGTCAAAGCCACGGTAAGCGCGAGAGGAGGAGAATGCCTCGCTCGTCTCTTGCGTCCAGCAGGCGCGACCATTGCCGCTGATATTCAGTTCTGCATTGTTGAAGCTTGCCCAGTTCGCGCCCACCTGGGGGCCGCCGTGGCGGTCTGCGCGCTGGCCGTCGGTGCCGTCGCTTGTCGGCACATCGGTATGCACGCGGTAGATCAAATCGTTCCACTCCGACCCGCCGCCCACGTTCATTTGCGCCATGTCGTCAGTGAAAAACAGCGGATCTGAATCTGGGAACGGGTCAGCATTGGCGCCGGTCAGTAGTCGCACAATGAAGCGGTTGCCGCCATGCTCAACGGTAGTGTATTGATTAACGGGCGTGCCGCGTGGGCTTTTGCCGTTATCGTTGGTGCCGTAAACAATCCCGCGTGCGTACAGGTGATCCCAGCTAACGGAGTGCATGAACGACTGTTTAGCAACAAACAGCACTTTGCCTTTTCGCGCAAACTTGAGCCAACCCGCGTTGCTGTTTTGCAGTACGCCTTCGGTCACGCCTAGCTCAAAGGCGAGGCGGTCGCCGCTATAAAACTCCCCGGCTGAGACTTCGCCGAAGTAGCCCGCGCTCATATCGCCCGCGATCAGTTCTTGCGGCCCTGGGCCGTAGGCCAGCACGGCGCTGCCTGCATTGCTGCCTACGTAGTAGACCGACACAAACAGTTGTAAGCCCGTGCCGCTGGCAATAAATCGGTCGCCTGCTTCCAAGTTGAACGACTTTTCTAGCGCCACTTCGTCTGTGACCGATTTGCCGTTGAACACGGTGTGCGTGGTATTGCTCGCCGCGTGGAAATATTTCAGCGTCAGGCTGCCGGTGCCAGTGCATAGAATGCTGTGTGCAGTAGCTTCGGTGCCCTGGGGTACGGTGAAGAGCGTTTGGTCAGTACCCGTGAGGGCGGCTGCGTGAGTCTTGAGCGCCATGGTGGCTCCTTAAAAGATGAGTGAAGTAAGCAGTGGATCAGGGCGGGCGTTGAGCTTCATTAGCTCTTCTTGAGAAGCCAGCCTGAACAGCGGTTCGGCGGCGCCGTTGCTGTTGCGGTAGAGCTGCAGGTAGCCCGCCTCGGGCACTTTGAAATACTGGTCAGCGGTGGTAGCGCTTAGCCCAAGCGCTACCGTGGCGTAGGTCGCGGATGCCTGCTGTGCAGAGGCGTCTGCCTGGGTCGCGGCGGCCGTGGCCGTAGCGGCGGCTTTTTCGGCATCGCCTTTGGCGCTCACCGCTTTAGCGCTGGCCTCATTCGTCGTCAGTCGGTCAGCGCGTGCCTGCTGGGCGTTTTGCACCACTACGCCCATCATTGGCGGCAGGTTCATTAGGCACGGCACAAAGCGTTGGCGGTGCCCATCGTTGCCCAGCCCCGTAGTGGGGTTATCGTCGTCTGAGTAGGTGTTGCCATCGCCCCCCAGCTCTACCGGAAATGTAACGCTAGCCATGGCGGCTCCTATAGAAAGTGCATCAACAATGGATCGGGACGGCTATCGACGTATCGCCGCAGGCTATACGCCTCACTGGCGGCAGCGCCTGCCGGGTCAAAGTCGCTAGCATCCGCACTGGCGGCGGTGCCTGCATCAGTGATTTCGCTGAGTGGGTGCGTATGCTGCGCGGCGGCTTTGCCCGCCAGCAATTGATCGAGCTCGGCGCGGGTGTAGGTGTCGGTAATGTCGCGTATCTGCTCACCGAAGCGGGCATAAATCCGCTCGCTGGCGAGGTTAAACGCCAGCTCCCCCTCCCCCATGTCATTAATCGTTGGCACGGCCTGGGCATCGTTGGAAATGCGCAGGCCCACGTATTGGCGGGCAGGCATTACAGGATCTCCCGCAAATTAATCGCGTTGGTGTAGTTGGCGTAATACGGATTCGTCAGCGGGTTAACGCTAGAAAAGCGTCCGATAAACGATTTCGCAAACGACTGCGGCCCCGGCACACGGCTTTCTGTGTAGAAAACCTCTTTGTGCAACCCCTGCCGTCGCATCATCGCGTGTACTTGCGAGAAACCCTCCTCTTCGGAGAGGTGCGCTAAATCCAGCGTGACGGTGCGGCGCGGCGTTTTCGGGTCGACGTATTCGGTTTCGTCTTCGTTGTCCGCCGCTTCAAACTCGGTGCCAATATCGAGCCCATACTGCACGCCCCAGCTCATGTTGAACTTGGGTTGCCAGGCATTGGCGATAAACGCCCGACCAATACGAAGTGCGCCATCCGGGTTAGTCGGGTTATCAAACTCAATGCGCACCCGGCGGCAAACCTGCGGCTCGTCGGCAAACATCCACGCCAGCGAGGTAAAATCCTGCCGATCCTCCTCAAAGGGTACGCCGGACCAGAAATTGCTATCTTCCCAGTTCAGCTCAGAGCTTGAATAAACCGCTGGCCACACCTGCTGCCAGCCGCTATCCCACATCTCATTGGTGGCGTCTACGTCGCGGAAGATGCGCACGCGCCAGCGCCCGTTAACGCTCACGTTGTGCTGCGCAATCGCCGCCATCGCCACCGTTCTAAAGCGTAGAAAGGTCACATCGAACTGCGTGCTGGCCGTGTCTAGGTCGGTGGTTTCAGCTACCTCTGCAAAGATGGGATCTTGTAGATTGTCACGGGGTAGCGCGGCGCTCCACGAGCCGCCGCTTAACGCCCCCTCATTGACGTAGTTGGGCCAGCAAAACGTGCTGTGCCGTTCGCCTTCGTTCATATCAACCCCACAGCGTTAGTGTTAATCGGTTGTTAGACGCATCAATTTCACGCCCAACTACCAGGAAATCTCGGCCCTGGGCATAGCCCAGTCTTGGCGTTTGGACCCGCAGCGTTGTACCCACACGAATACCGGCGGTGCTCGTCACGCGGGCTTCAATCGTCACGCTGTCGCGGCGGGGGGATAGCAGCGCTAGCACACGATCCGCCACCGCTTGGCCTTGGCTTCGCGTCGCCAGCCGTGAGGCAATGCGCATCTCCGCCGCCAGCGGGTGCCGGGCGCGTGTTTCGGTGCTAGTGGCTACCGCTTCGCGCACCGCTTTCTCTAACCGGGCGCGGCGCTCTTCCGTGACAACCCCGGCCAAATCCGTTTGCGTGGTTTCAATCGGGTCGGCTTCGACCACCACTTCGCCCACCGGCAGGCCGTTGCTGCCCGCGCCGGTGGCGTCGCGGCTGATTTGCAGTATTTGGTGGTCGCGCAGCGTCACGATTGGCTGAGCAGGCGCTTCAACCACGCCCGCCCTGATCGTGCCCGTGGCATCAATGCGCCAATACCCGCCCACGCTCACGGCGATGCGGTCGAGTAGATCAGCAGTGGTGGTTTCATCGGTAATGAGCATGCGCAGACTGCCCAGCGCGTTCAGCGTGGCCATGTCTGCGCTTTGCAGGGTTTGGCCCGCATCGGCAGCTATCGCAGCCATCACATCGCCCGCTTGAGTTTTTGATGCGTCCGCATCCACGGTTATTTGCCCCACTGGGGTGGCTCCTAGGCGTACATAGCCGTTAATGCGCCGCCATTTACCGCGCGGGGGCTGCCAATTTTCCCAGCTGCCCACAGCAGGCCCCGCGCTTTCGAGATCCGCTAGGGTGCTGTAGTCGCCATCAAATTCCAGCGCTACCCCGCTGTCGTACACGGCGGTAACGGTGCAGGGCATATCGCTAATCTGGTAAATCAGCTTTTGCCCGTTGACCAGCACCGGTGCGGCCTCCCGCGCTTCGCCATATAACCTGGGCTTTATCGTGCCGCCTATGTCGTCGTCAGTACCTTCCAACCCATTCGGCGCGACATTGGTGCCTGCGTAGCGGGTACTGGGGTGCGGCTGCTGCAACACTTCCGCTGGGTCGCGCAGCGTGATAGACACAATGCGGCGCTCGAACCCGACCCGCGCCACGGTGCCGCGCAATACTTCTTCAACGCCGTTTTCACTGGCGAGCGACAACACCGCTAACCGGCCATCCATGGCCACATCAGCGAGGTAGTTGTAGCGGCCATCGGCATTGATCAGCGTGGTTTCGCCGTAGCCCGAGCGCGAGGCGTTGCGGATCAAATCACCGGCAAACAGCCCGGCGCGATAAAGCCCCGCTTGCTGAATGCCTGTTTGCCAGCCGTAGCCCTCGGGGTCGCGGTACGCCCCGGAGGCAAAGCGCAGCGTGAGCGGGTCGCCGTTAGCATCCAGCGCTTCAATGCTGAGTAGCCAAATCATCGCGAACCCTCCAGCCGTGCTTTGCTAGCCATGGCGCCCAGCGCGGCGTTGCCTTTTTTCTGCTCGCTGATTTGCTGCCGAAACCCTTCCTGCTGGACAGCCACAGCAGCAGCGGCGTGCCGGTTGTTTTCCTCCTGCAGCCGCTGGTTTTGCTTGCGTGTTTCGACTAGCTCACGGCGTACGTCTTGCAGTACCTGCAGCACGTCGTTTTGGCCCAAGGCGGGGAATTGGGGCAGGTCTGGCATGGGCAACTCCATTGGCCCACGGCGCAGCGATTCCACAACGCCTACACCGCCCCATGCCGAGATGTCATCTTGACTCCAGACCACCTCGCCCCGGTGGACGATGCCAGCGGGTTCGTATTTGCCGCCGGGGCCGGTGTAGCCGCCCTCCCAGAACTGGCGGCCCTCCTGCAAACCATGGCTGACAAAGTGCTGCAGGCCAGAGGAAAACTCACCGCGGGCCACGGCGGCGGCAACGTCTTCATTCAGTTCAAAATATCGGCTTTCATCGAAATCCAGCGCATTCGCAATGGTTTGCGCTGTGACGGTATCCACCAAACTTCGTTTCTCACCGTTGAGCAGGCCGCCCAAGTTGTACTCCAAGTTGCCCGCATGCTGCGCCGTGCTTTTTGAGCTGCTAAACAGCGATGCCAGTTGCGAGTTACCCGAGCCACGCAGTGCGGCGGCGGCTTGGCTAACTGACAGCGTTCTTCCCTGCGGGGTGCTTTCTTCGACCGCCTTAGCGGCGGTGTCGCGGATAGCCGCTTCAATGCCTGCCAGAGCGCCAAGCTGCCGGTACATATAGTTCTGCGAGCCAGAACCGCCGAAGAACTCGCTAAATGTCTGTGCCAAGGGCACTTGCTTAGCAAGCGGCCCGGCCAAGCCGGTGTTCGCTGCCGCCGCTTCAGTGGCTGAGAGTACGCCATCCATGTTGGCATCGAGACTGTTGAAAATCGTATCTAGCTGATCGTTGGAAAGGATGTCGCCAAAGGCATCTTTGAACTCTTCAAAATCAATAACCCCGTCTAAGCTTGTGTCAAGCATGTCGAAGTTGTTATTGAGGTCGCTGGCCATTTTTGCGATGGACTCGTTTAGCAAGTCCATGCCTTGAATCAGCTTCTCCAACTGCGGGTCGATGTCGGTTAGCTCATCACTACCCAAACGACCGGCAAGGTCGTCTAAGCTGCCCTCTACCAGCGCTTGAGCCTGCTGATAGATATTGCCGCTGGCACCGTAAGCCTCGGCAGCCGCCAAGTATTGCTGCGCAATGCCGGTTATGCCGTTAATCGTGTCTTGCACCAGCGCGCTATCATCGCTGGTGTAGATCGTTGAGATAGCGGCGAGGAACGATTCTTCGGCGTTCTGATAGGCGGTTTCGGGCGACAGCCCGGCTCCAGCGGTGTTTTGCAGCGACTCGACAAACTGGCGGATGTTGCCGCCCGCGCTCATCATCGCTCGGGCTTCCTGCTCTAAATTACGGATGCGCTCTTGTTGTGCGCGATTTGCAGCAGCCTGCGCGTCTTTCTCGTACTCAAGGTTCCAGATACGTGTTTGTAGAGCACGGTTCGCGGGGTTTAGTTCTTCGAGTTCCCGGCGGCGTAGTTCTGCTGTATCGCCCTGGAGGGTGAGCAACTGACGCTCTAACTGTGCGCGCTTGCGCAGTGCCTCAACGCCGCTCGCAGTTGCTAGCGTGACACTTTCGGTGCTGCTGGCAATCAACTGCAACGCCTGATCAAGCGATACGGCACCGCTCTCTATCTGCGTCATCCAGTAGTAGAGGTCTTCTGCGTTCGCATCGCGGCCTAGCGATGTACGGTATTGATCCTCAAGACTGCTAGTGATGTTGTCCCAGATTGCCTGGTTATCCATCGCCAGCCTCTCGGCACTGTTAGCGATGCTGCTGAGCGCCCCCTCGAGCGTCAGCGCGCCCGAGGCAACTTGATCAAACCAGTAGTTGAGCCCCTCCACCGCCGGTGCACGCCCCAGTACGTCTTGGTATTGCTGCGTGATTGCATCACGTACAGCCTGGTTGGTTTGTTTTAGTGCGGGCGCTAGGGCCATCAGGTCGTAAGCGAGCTTCTGCGAGGCTTCGCCGTTGAGCTGCGACGCTTCCACGATGGCCCGCAACTCTTCGACGGTGCGCGGGGCTTCATCGGTCAAACCGTTGAGCGCGCCACGTACGTCGTCAAACTGGTGTTGTAGCCGCTCTTGGTCGCTGAACGCGGCGTTGTAGTACGCATCTTGAATCGCGGCGATGCTGTCGAGACTGCCGAATGCCTGAACGAGTGAATCCGCATAGCGCAGCGCGCCGTCTGCGTTGGCGTCGTACTGCAGGTTGAGGCGGGCGCTAGCTGCGCTGATCACGTCGATGGTGCTGCTAGCAGTCGCAAAGCGCTGGGCGATTTGCTCAGCAGTAGCCCCAGCATCAATCAGTGATTGCGTTAGCTCGCTGTCGATCACGCTGGTAGCCGCTGCTGTGCGCCCCGCAAGCTGATCAATCGCGCCCTGGGCGTCTTCTGACGTAATGACCATGTTTTGTACAGCGGCGGTCATTGCGTCTAGCTGTTCCGGGGTGCGGGCGGCTGCCGCCGTCAGGTTGTCTAAAGCCGCTACACTGGCGAGCCATTCGCGCTCTTGCTCGACAGAACCGAAAAGGTCATTGCTGCGTTTGGTTCCCTCAGAGAAACCTACGGCACCAAAAGCACCGGTGCGCACGCTCTCATGGCTGAATTGGCCCGCATCGCCACGTGTACTGATATTCAAGCGCGGGTCGGATTTACCGCCGCCGAAGATGCTAGAAATACCCTCCACGA